ACCATCGCCGGGGCCCTGAGGACATCAAACAAGACCATATGAGAAACGTTAAGCTTTTTGAAAAGCAGGGCATCGACAAGCTCGAGCCCCGCATGAAGTTTTACTACGGCAAAGAGCTATACGAAAACGGTAAGCAAAAAGAGGCCGGCAAGCCCTTAATGGAAGCACTTGCGGATCCGGGGCTTCAATCACACGACCGCATGCTCTCTTTTCAATATGCCGCGCAATCTGCATATTCGGCTCAAGCGTATGAACAAGCGATCGATATTGCCTATAACGGGCTAAGGCTAATGCCAAACCGCGCAGAGCTTTGGTGTATTCTTGGCGATTGCTACATTGCTCAACAAAACTATGTGAATGCGATTGCAACGCTTAAGAACGCTCTCAACTGCGAGCCCGACACTCAGGGCGGGGTGCTCGTTTGTTATAACCATGCTTATGAAGAGTATCCGCTAACAAATCTTACAAAGATTTACATGGCTCTTGGCGACTTCAATAGAGCCAAAGAAGTCATCGACAGGCTTAAGGCTAAAAACTATCCGGGCGCTGCAAAAGCTGAGGCTGAGTGGCAAAAGCTAAGCTCGGCCAACCAGATACCGGAAAACCTGCCAAAGACTTCGGATGTGATTATTACGTGTCCTCCCGGCGGCGCGGTAACCGACTGGGATGAAAATTCGCTTAAAGAAAAGGGTCACGGCGGATCCGAGACCGCAGCTATTGAAGTCGCAAGATGGGTCAAGAAAAAACGGCCTGACCGAAGAGTTCTGGTCTTTCAGCCAAGAAAAGCTCGCGAGGTTATGCCCTCCGGAGTTGAGTACGTACCGGTCGAGGAGATGCTTGGCTATGTTCATAATGTAGAGCCGGCCGCTCACATCGCCTGGCGCCATGCCCATAGACTCTCTAAGGCCAAGAGTTTTATTTGGTGTCATGATCTTCAGTGTCCTGGCGCTAACAACGAGAAAGCGTATGACAAGATCATTGCGCTCTCTGATTTTCACAAAAACTATTTAGTCGAAACGAACGGTGTCAAAAAAGACAAAGTGATGCTTGGTTTTAACGGCATCAATCCGGACGACTTTCCGGAAAAGAAAGAAAAAGACCCGCTCAAGGTTATTTTCTCGTCAAGTCCAGACCGTGGCTTAGTCCAGGCGATTGATGTGGTTAAAAAGGCTAGAGAAATCTCTGGGCTTGATATCAAGCTTCATTGTTTTTACGGCTTTGAAAATATGCGTAAAGCCGGTCAGGGCGCCTGGGCCGATCAAATCGAAGCGCATGTTAAAGCGCATGACTTCGTCACTCACCATGGCTCTGTGAAAAAGAAAGTGTTAATGCAGCACTTCGCAGACAGCGCAGTTTGGCTTTATGTGAATGACTTCATTGAGACCTACTGCATTACGGCTTTGGAGGCCATGTATTCCGGCTGTTGGTCAATATTCAGAGACACCGGCGCTTTAAAGCAAACAATGAAGCCAGCTTTAGACCGCGGTATGTGCGACATGATTCAGGGCCCGGTCCCGCAAGACGACGCGAGCCTTGGAATTTGGGCGAACACTTTAGTTGAAGCAATTATCGATAAGAAATGGAAGGGCGTTGATATCCCAATGGAAAACACTTGGGAAAAGGTCGCCGACCATTTTCTTAAGGAGATGAGCATATAGCTATTCCAAAGGCCGTTAAATTTGACCGATATGCGCAAATGTCTCGGGGCAATCTAGCAGTTGCTCTGAGCTCACCGCTTATTATCACGCCCAATGGAATGGCGCTTGTAACGGGCTGGCTGTCTGGCGATCCGTGGAGCGTCTGCTATGACTCGCTTTCGACCACATGGACATCTTGCAATGGCGGAGCGCCTCTTGTGACGACCTGGTCACCTGTTTCTATTCCAGCAACGACCTGGACTCCACTGAAGGAGCCTTGATAAATGACGTTAACGAATCTTTTAACTTATTGTTCTGATCTCCTCGACGACCCGAATAATACATATTTCACGACGACGAATCTTACTCTTCGTTTGAATTTGGCATTGAGAGAGCTTCAAAAAAGGCTCATTTCGGCCAATGAGCAGTGGTACATGACTTGCGCAACGGCGAGCATGGTCGCAGGCCAGAGAAACTATGCGCTGCCGAGTGATTTTCTCTCGTTGATTCGGCTTGATTACATCACCCAGGGCTCTGGCGATACGGCAACCACGCAAAAGCTATTTGAAATCACGCCGAACCAGGTTGATTTAATTACTGACGTCTCTGGCGATCCACAGTTTTATGTTTTACAGCAAAGCTCAATCGCACTTTATCCGACGCCAACCTCAGTTAGGACGCTTCATATATATTATGCATATTACGTGGCCGACATGGTTAACGGCAGCGATATCCCGGACGCGCCGGCGCAGTTTCATGAATATATCGCGATATTGGCAGCTAGAGATTGCTACATAAAAGACGGCCGGAGCATTCAGCCGATTGAGCAAAAGCTTATGGAATACGAGAAACTTCTTAAAGAGCTTGCCGAGGAGCGCGAAGCGGATGGCGCTCGCATGATTACGCGCACGAACTATTTGGACGAGGCATAATGGCTCAAACGACTCAATATTATAAGAATATGGGCGGGGTAAATCAAAAGGCCTCGCTTTATGAGCTTTCAGTAGCTCAATTCTTAAATTTGAGAAACGTCGACTTTGACGTGCCAAACGCTTTGCAAAAGCGTCCGGGGAGTACTTACGCGATCACGTCCACTAACGGAACGTCGGGCCCGATCATTTCGCTTTACGAGTATATTCGCCTAGAGGGGCAGAGCTATATTATCGCAGGCAGCACGACCGCGGTCTTTTACGTGGCAAACAATGGCCTAACGCTCCTTTCAAGCGGGTGGAACTTTCAGCCGATCGATTTTCTGACATTTGCCGATAGGGTTTTTATGGCCAACGGCGGCAAGTTTCAGCAATGGGATGGCTCGACGCTTTTGCCCATGGGTCTCCCGATTGAGTTGAGAAACTCTGGTCTTACCGCTGGCGACTACCTGTTTGACCCGGCCGCTAATGCAATAGGTGCCGCGACGTTTTTCACTGTGCTGGGCAATACCATGATAAATGGCCCAGCGTCCGGAACATCTTATTTTGTTACCGGGGTCTACGTTGCATATTCATACAATCGCCAAGATGGCTATGGCGGGCCGGCCGACTTCTTAAATACCGCAAGAAACATTGTTCGCTCATCGACAGTTACCAACGCCACTGAATATTTTCAGAACGCATTCCAAGAAGTGATCGGCGGATTTACGGTTCCCTCTGGGTACGGAATAACATCGATTTCCGTTTGGATGGCGGTTGACCAGATTAGTGGCCCCTCAGCCACTACCGAAAATATTCCCAATATTGGCAGCGTCGCAGTCGGTAACCTTGGTTGGTATGACGTAATTACAAATCGCCCATTTATGAGTTACACGCTAAAGCCCGACGCCGATCTTACGCGCTTTTGGCTTTATACAACGGTTCCGACTTCGTCCTTGGGGCTAACCACGCCAGCGCTTGGTCAAACGACCTGGTGCTTGCCGTTTTTCTCTGGCTCTACTTTAAGTGCGACATTTGGAACTTATAACGGCATACCGGCTCCGGGCTTTGCCTTTTCAGCGATAGCTTTTGATTTTTTCACGACGTTTGTGCCGAAGTATATCGACACGAGTTTAAACAGGCTTTTTATCTCTGGCTTTTCAGCAAACCCGTCAACGTTTGTGTGGTCTGAGGTTGGAGCGCCAGAGACCTATAGCGCAGAAAACTCGGCAGAGGCTAGAACAAACGATGGCGACCGGATCTTTGCGCAAACGAGCTACAACAATCAAATGCTGTTTATGAAGGAAAACTCCTTTCATAAATTCATTGGCGATACAGACCAAAACTTTCAGCTTGTGCAAGTGTCGGACCAATACGGCTGTCTCAGCAATAAATCAGTCGTGCAATATAACCAAGTCTGTTTATGGCTCGATAAAAAGGGTATCTTAGAATATAACGGCGCAAACCATAATATAATCTCAACTCCGGTTGAGGGCATCTTTAGGCGCATGAATATTTCAGCGGCTAAGGAAAATGCCGTTGGTGTACATCACAAATATCGAAATCAAATTTGGTGGGGAATTCCCATTGACGGCTCGACGACGAATAACATGACCGTGGTTTACGACTATTTAGTCGGCGCGTGGACATTCTTTGACGGGTTTAACCCGGCGTCGTTTGCAGTAATCAAGGGAGCCCTCACCAAATCAACCGTTTGGCGCGGCGATTATTCTGGCATGATTCATTATACTGGCGAGAGCTTTTATTCAGACTCTGGCCAAGGCATTTCTTGCGTTATCGGAAACAGATTTGAAG